ATTTAACCATCTTGGGTGCTTGAGCAACCTTTTTGTTTACAGCAGGTTTAGATTTTTGAAGTTTGTCGTACATCATCGCTTTGTGTAGCATTAATACATGACGAGAGTCGTATACTTGTGATAACTCATTGTCTGTAAAACCTACACTCTTACCGTAGTTGCGAATTTCATTTCTGATTTGTTCGCCTTTGGTTGGGTCTGAAAACTCTGGTAGGACTTGTGAAAGTTTTTGTGCTTCCTGTTGAACTTGTCTAGCCATTTCCTGCTGACGGTCTGCTTGTTGCTGTTGGGCAATGCGTTCCTGTTCAGCTCGTACTTGTGCTAACTGTTCTTTCTTTTCAGTCAGTTCTGCAACTTTGACTGCGTATCCTATTGGGTCGTTTTCCTTCATATAGGCTAGATCTTCTGAACTATCTTGACCTTGTGTCAAAAACTGTTCAATAGCTTGTAGCCGTTGAGCATAAGTATCCCTAACTTGTTTAGCCTCTTGAATAGCTTTTGCTTCCGCTTCTACTGCCTTACGGTTCTCTGCTAACTCTTGAGTCTTTTTTGTGTAATCTGCACCAAGTTGATAACCTTGCATTAATTCATCGAGGGTAACTTCTTTTTCTTCGCCTGCGGCTTTCACCTTAAAGCGTTGAGGTTCTTCAAGTTCCTCTTCTTCAACTTCAGATTCATCATCATCTTCAACTTCTACATCGTTTGCATCAACTACATCATCATCGACAGAATCAGCAGCTTCTTCGTAGTCTACACTATCTTCTTGCTCTGTTTCAACAGTGTCTGGTTGCTCATTGGAGTCCTCACCTGCTGATAAAAAGCCTTCAAATTTTGTAGCGGCTTCATTCACAGTTAGTTCTCCACTTCCTTGTTCAGGAGTCATGGTTTCTTCACTCATTGTATTTCCTTAATGTTCCCTTTGGGCAAGGGTTGCCATTATAGAAAGGTCTATAATATCTTCCATGCTTTATCTTTAATGTCACCGTCTTTGGTGATTGATTCAAGATAAGCCATGATTTCGTCTATAGCTTGTAATCGGTTGTAATATCTTTCTCGTTCTTCTTTTTGGTGTGCTTCTGAATAACGAATATTATTAAGTTGATTGTCTCTTAACTCTTCGATTACATCTAAAAATTCTTGCGATTGTAATAAATTACGAATTGCTTCTTGTCTAGTCATTATGGTGTTGTCGTAGTTGTTTGTGGTGCAGAGAAATTTAATAATCCACCGCCTGTATTACCTAAAAATCTCGCAGCTCCATAGCTTCCTGTTGGTGTTGCCATAGCTGTTGGAGAAGATAATAAATCACCGATTGCTGGTTGATATAATCCTGTGCCTTGTGTTAATCCAAGTGCTGGGTTATATCCCATAGATTGTAACGGTGCTTGTTGTGCACTAAAGGGAACATAAGGTGTGTTTGCTCTTGTTAATGCAGATAAGTAAGCCATAGATGGGCTATATGTGCCTGCATCTTTGTCATAATTTAAACCTTTAATATCACCTGTGTATTCTTTAAATCTAGTATTAGTTCCTAATGGTGCTAGATACATTAAACCACTTTGATCTTGTTGGTATGCTTTATTGCCACTTAAATAAATGTTTTGGTCACCAACTTGATAGAATCCTGTATATTTAGAGCTAGGTGTTACTCCTAATAACTTTTGTTGTTCTGCTGATAATGATGGAGCAGATGGAGTAAATTGTTCATAACTTGGACCAGAGCTGTAATTATAAAAGTAAAAGAATCTGCAAAACTCGACCATTGCAAATCCAAATACTAATCTAAATATGTGATGTAGTTTTATCATAATTCCTTACTCATTTGTAAACAGGTTGGTTTCATTCCGTATTCAGTTAAGAAACTTTTCTTCCAACCAAACCGACCCATTAATGTTATTGACTTACAGTTCATGTATTTAGCAAACTGTTCTGTCTCTTTGTATAGTTCTTCTAGCTCTTCTAAATTACCACCAGCTAAAAATATATGTAACACAGTGCCACGAGGATAAGGCATAACTGTTGCGACTAATGCAGAGTTGTCTGTAGTAAATAGATGATATTCACCAGAAACAAGACTTCTTAATATGTCTTCTGACTCGTATAATCCATTGTTAAGATCAATAGCTGGCTTGAGTATGTCTTCACATCGAAGATACTCACGAGCCACATCTATTGTATTCTCAACTCTTATTGCATACCTCTGTTAGCAATATTGTTAATCTTTTCTAACGCATCCATAATCATTTTAGTTTGATCTGTTTTAGTTTTTTCATCTGCATTAGCTGCATCTAAACGAATCTTTAATTCTTTCAATGCAAGATCAGTTGTTTGTTGCACTTCTTTTTGCTGTAACTCTAATGATTGTTGTTGAGCTTTCAGTTGCATTTGCTCTCTTTCTAATTCAAGTTTAGCAGCATCTGTCTGTGCTTTAAGCTGTGCTTTTTCTCTTTCAACCTGTGCCAATACTTGTGCAGCTTGTGTATTAGGATCAACTTTTTCTGGTTGTGGTTGAGATAACATTTCATTCATCTCTGGAGTAATTTCATTCATAAACTCTGTAGAGTCTTTAAAACCAGCCATGTGAATAAATTTAGCTAATGTATCTCTGTACTGTTTAATGTTGACTAACGGATTAGATAATCCATAGTTTGTAATAATCTCTTCCTGTTTAGCTAAAATCATTTGCATAGTTGCTAATTGCTCTTGTCTTTGACCTGTACCTAAACCTACATTAATATTTACATTATAGTTAGTTTTCCACTCTCTTGGGTCAAATGGAATAAACTCACCATTGATACGAACGACACGAGCTTTGTCTTGGTATTTACATAACAGATGTAAAATACCTCTAAATAAACTTGTTACTCCTGTTTCTGCAAAGATACGAGCTATGAGTTCTAGCTTACCTGTAGATGCAGCAGACATAGCAGATACGGCTGTTGCTGTTACATTCTGTAAAAGGTTAGGGTCTAAACCTTGTTGTGTGTCAGATACACCTGTGCGTTTAGCTTGAATAGCATCCAAGTATTCCAACATAGGGAATGATTGACCTGCAGAAGATTGTACAGTCATTGGAACAATTGCTGCTGGATTCTTTAATCGAACCACACCACCTGCTGTTGATGTCAATAAATCATCTAGGTTGACCTGCCCTTCTACTGCACCTACTCTGTAGTTGTTAGTGAGGTAGAGGTTGTCTAACATTTGACGAACGACAGTCGACTTAATCAACTGCAAGTCCATTGCTCTATCAGCTAATGACTGACCATAGAACTTGTGTGGAATTGGAATTGGGCAGAGAGAATGGAATGGGTTGTAATCACATTCATGTTCTTCTAATATTTCATGACCTGCATACACCACTCTTCTGTATTCAGCAATGTCATCATCATCCATATCAACTTTAAGATAACATTCAAATACTTCAACTAACTGCATTGATTCATCATTAGAATCCATATCGGTTGGTTGTTCACCACGAGTGTATCGTGCTATTCTTTCAGGGCTAAATTCTAGTGCATCACCAGTCGGTAGAGATTCAACAAGTTCTTCATCGTAACCCATAGCGACCAATTCTGAACGAGTCATCATCTTACGGTGTGCAGTAAATGGTGAATCGGCAATCGTTCTTGCTCGTTTAGAAATTAAGAATTCTTCTGGTGGTACATTTTCTACCACAACTTTACCATTGTTAGTTGTTTTCTTAAGCTTCACATTATGAGAAACAATCGCTGGTGATACTTCCATACCAGTCATTTCATCAAACACAGCTTCTTGGATAATGGTTGTTTCTTGCTCGACCACTTCTACTTCTGGGTCTTGCATAATAATCATTAACTCATCGTCTGTTAAATTTTTGTATGACTCTTTCTTAACATCAATCTTGTCTTCCCAGTATGCTTTAACAATACCTACTTTTTGTAGTAAAGCATCTTTAAACCAGTTGTGCATCACAAGAAATCCATCATTATCCTTGTTAAACACCCAGTTTACATATTCTGTGGCTTGTTTAGCAAATGGTTGGTCGCCATCGTTTACAGGTTCAAATGAAACAACATTGTCTCCAGATGCAAATAAACGCATGAGTTGTGGTAATGCACCATCAATCACTTCTGCAACTTCGCCTGTTACAATTTGAGATTTACCTTCTACTTCGTTACCATAAGGCTCACGAAGATAGTATTCTAATGCCTTTTGTCTTTCATCGGTTGTTTCCGTTTCAAGATAACCTATGGCATCTTCTATCTCATTTTCTAATATAGCTTTTAATTTTTCGCTCATTTAAACAATCCATTTGTTGTTGACTGTAATAGGTTTGTGCCATGACTCCATAGGAGACTCGTCTAAACCTACTGCTAAATATCTAAACGCATCGGCTGCGTGTGATGACCAATCATGTAACGGTCGGTCATGAAATACATTTCTTTTTTCATCAAACACTCTGCGATAGTTTCGTAGAGCATCTAATCCTTGTTTTACTTTTTCTGGATCAAACCAGCATCGTGGTAGTATTCGTCTGACTGATTGAATACCATCATGTACATTAAATCTGGGTGCTATTGTGATTTGTAATCCAGCATCTTCCAACATTTCTTTTCTCGACTTACCTGTACCCAACTCTCTAACGGCAACATCGTGAGGAAGAATGTGTGTTGCATACATCCAATCGTTTTCTTGTAGCCAGCTAACATAATAATCAAGACCAACACCATGATTTTCCACATAGTCGACTAACCTTATTTCTTTGTTGACCAGTTGTGCTACCCAGATTGCTGTAGAATCAGACATACCCAAGTCCCAGCCTGTGTATGTTCTAGCTAAACCATCTGGTTCTATAGAGACTAATCTACCTTTTTCTTCTAAATCATGTATCAGTTTAGAATAGTAAGAACCCTCGACAGGAGCTTGGAAAGAACACTCAAACTCTTGCATATATTTGTCTTCGCCCATTTCATCATAGGCAGCTTTTAATTCTTCTTTAGGGAGTAATTCTGTTTCTGATGCTCTAAACTCAAGCAAAGACCAGCCTTCGTTTTTCTCGCCTCTATCTCTTAAGTCTTTAAAATGGTTTTGACCTTTCGGTGTTCCCATTGCAATACAGTAACCTTGTCGGTCAGCTAATGCTGGTCGTAGAATCTCTGTAAACAAAGAAGGGTTGACATCACCTATCTCATCAATAACACAGCCGTCAAGATAGATACCTCGAAGAGAGTCTGGGTTATCAGCTCCATACAAAGAAATCCTGCGACCCATAAAGTCCACTCGTAGTTCTGCAATGTTTGCTTTACCTCCTAGCGGTCTGGTGTACTCAAGAAGATAATCCCAAGCCACTCGCTTCGCTTGATTGTAAGTTGGTGCAATGTAGGCAAATCTAGGGTTAGCTTTGTCAGAAATTAACGCTGAATGTATCAGTTGGTTAATTGCACATACGGTTTTGCCCATTCGTCTATGAGCAACCACTACTGAAAAACGGTTGTTCTTAACGAGTTGGTGTATCTGTTTTTGTGGGGCACGAGGTCTATACCCTGTATCTATTGATTGCGACTCCATAGTGGGTCATCGCTCCTTTTTTAGTTGTTCCATTCTTTCTAATCTAGCTTCTCTGGTCATGTATAACCAGTGTTCTAAATCATCGTAGGTTCTGTTGCATGAAATACATCGGTTATTATTCATCCGACAAGTCCCTGTGCAGGGAGAGTCGT